AAATGATAAGTTGATTGAGCTCTATATGTACCAATGAAACTTCCAAGCATAGTTTAATTATATACTATGATTTAGAATTGTGTTATTTCAAAAGGGATAGTTGGGAATGTTCCAGAACTACCTACTACTGTTATGCTAAAACCTTTGTTTGTATGCATTGGTGGTTGAAAGAACATTGGCTCAGTTTGAGCACCAGAGAAATTATCTTGAGTTACAGTAATATTGCCAGAAGCTACGATTGTTGAGTTATTAACATTAATGTTTATGTTAGCTCCAGATACCATTGGAGTTAAATCTATTAATGCAGAATAGATACCTGCTGTTGCAGTAGAAAAAACTGTTGTTGTTCCACCTACTGATGATACTGCGAAATCTCCTGTTGCTACGACTGTCTGTGCCATTACTTATCTCCTAAATCATTATCCCATATAACTTTCAATTCTTCAACTGTTGTAGCTGAGGTAATTTCTGGTTTTGCTGGGAAATCTCTTAATTTATTTTTTGTTGTTACTATTGCAGAAGTATCTTCTCCTGCTTCTTGTGCTCTCATATATTGAATATCGAGTTCTTCAAGTTTTGGTTTTCTAGCTATTCTTATTTTATCTCTCCAGACATCTCGGGCTTTTTCCATATCTATTGTTGGATTCATGTCTGCATCACAAGACCAAGCATTTCTAAATTCATTATCAAGAGAATCAAGGTCTGTATTTTCTATAATTGCTGCACCTTCTGGGCAATCTTTTGCAGCTATTTCTTCAATTGTTAGTCCACAGTTTTCTGCTGGTACACATACTGCCATGATTCCATCTTCTTGATTATAAATAATAACTTTACCCATATTTACCTTCTCCTTTAACTTGGCTTAGGATATGTAGATTTTACACTAGCAATGTGGTCTTTCCAAGTTGTTGTACCATCAACACTATCGTGATACTGCATATCAAGTTGGTCTTCAAGTGGTTTATATGCTTTTGCTCTATCTCTTTGATATTGCTTTGCATCATAATCTGCTTGAAGCTCTGCTTGTTTTGCAGTTATCTGGTCATTGGTAATATCATTTGGATTACCATCATGCCATGTAATACCATCCAAACTTTCCCCATTTACACTTACTTGTGCATTTGGATCTAAAGCTAAGATTGCTGATATTATATCTGTCATAATTAATCTCCTGTTACTATTACATTTATTACTGGACAGTCAAATGCACCACCACCAGTTGTTTGTGTAATAATCTTTACTAAAGAAGCTGTTGGATTTGATGTGCCATCTCTTCTGTCCAAACTAAAGACTGGTCCATCATCATTAGCTGTGCCATCTGCAAAGCTACAACTGCCCGATACTGCTGGTGTAGATGTATTTAAAGTTGATGTAAAATTAATTGTGAAAGCACCTGTGCCATTATCACCAATTGAACTTACATTATAAGAATCATTTATTGCTGGTGTACCTGTACCATTAAAATTAACATATGCTTGTACTCTTTCATCTTGTGTTACTGGACTTACTAGTTTTGCATCAGTTATAATTGCATCACTTATTTGTTGTGCTGATGTTATTTCTCTGCCACCCTGTATTGCCATTATCCCTTTATCTCCATTACTGTTATTGATGATGATGTTCTTCCTGTATCTACATTATCAGTATCATTAACACTTCTATTGATATACCATGTACCAGTTTGACTTCTACATTGAACTTTATATGTTAATGCTGATGTGCTAGATGGAGAATCTAAAAGTTCAAAACTATGTGTCTTTTGAATATTACCATCTGCAAATGTGTAAAGATTTGCAAAAGTAGCACGAAGTCTCAAATTACCAGCATCACCCAAACCTAAATCAGTTGAGTCTCTTAGTATTTTAAAATGTGTATTTGAAGTAGAATGACCACCAGTTACATTAACATTAACTAAAATTTTTGAAGATGAAAATGATGGAGTGATTGAAACAGATAATCCAGTATCGTACCATGCTGCTGCACCTGCACTCGCTGTTGTGTCAGTCTTGATTGAATTTTGAACTTGTAAAATTGTGCCCGGAGTTGCTAATTTAGAACTTACAATAGCAGCATTATCGGCTACCTTAGAATTAGTTACTACTCCATCTTCTATTCTACTTATTCTTCCTGCTACTGGCATTATTCACCACCACCATTATCTATAACTGTATTACCTTCAGCAATCCATTGTTGAATTGTATCATAATCTTTATTACCTTCTTCAAGTGGTACATATAACTTTGTGCCATCTGTTAAAGTTACAATATAATTGTTAAAGTTACCTTCAAAATATTCTTTTTCTACTTCACTAAAGTTCTGCATCTGCGAAAATAAATCCCCCTCTTGAAGCTGTGTTGTTTCTACTTTCTATTGAACCTTGACTTGTTAAGCCACTAAAGCCATCTACTCTAGTCCAAAAACCTCTATATGATGGTGTTGGTGCAGTCAATCCTGTTGGTGTAACAGTTTTATCACTAGCTTGATGTCTAAATGCACATTGTTGTGATGCCTTCAAAGACAATGTTGGTATTCCTCTTTTAAGAGTTTTGAATTTTTCCGTTATTGCAATACTATTGGTAGCTTCTGCTACACCAGATGCACCTTGTCCACATACTTCAAAATATCTTTCACACAATTTTAATTGTTCTGTATACTGTATGTGTTCAAAATCTGATGCTGTGCTTCCAACTTCTACTTGCACTCCTGTTAAATACCAAGTTGCACTACCAGTTCCAACTACACTTGTTGCTCCAGTAGCACTAAAAAATTCTCCTGCTGCCCAAGCTCCTGCTGTTTCAGATTTATCTGAGCCAACACCTAAACCAAATCTTAGTATTAATCCATGAGATTCATCAGTAGCCCAAGTTCCTGTTGTATCTCCTGCAATTGTAATTGTTTTTCTTTCCCAAGTATCTGCTGAAGAAATGGTATATGTAAATGGATAATATCTAGTTCCAGCATTACCTATTGCACCACCAAATGTTCCAGTTAAAGAACTTCTTGTCCAAAATGATAATGTAAATGTTCTTGCATCTGCTGTTCCTAAATTTAAAACAGCAGAATTAACACCTTCAATTGGTTGACTAAGCATAAAATAATCGGATGCTCCAACTGTTACTGCTGATGCTGTGACAAACTTCAATGAGTTTACAAATCCTTCTCCACTAGGCACATCTGTGTCTTGTGTAATTGTAAACTTATCTCCTTGTGAACTTTGATACACAAATCTATCTACTGTATAAGCATTATCTACATCACTTGCAAATCCTCTTTGATTAAATCTCATATCACCATTTATAATTAAATTTTTTCTACCAGGATTATCTAGTTTAGCATCTGTAATTGTTTCATCTAAAATTTTCGGATTAGTAATTGCATCATCTATTAATTTATCCGTTGTTACTGCATCATTTTTTAATTTGTCAGTTGTTACAGCATTGTCTGCTAACTCTGCTGATGTTATTACTCCTGTTGCACCTGCTACTGCCATTACCCTGCTATCTCCGTTACTGTTATTTGGCTAATCATTCTTTGATGGGCAGCTATATCACTATCTGTAACTGTTCTGTTAACAAAAATCGCACTTGCTGGTGTATCTTGGTAAAATTGAACTTTGTAAGTTGTTGCTGATGTTGTTGATGGACTATCCAAAAAAGTAATACTGGCATTTGTAATCGAATCATTTGATACTATTGCATCTCCAAATGTAGTTCGATTTCTACTACCATCAGCATCACCTATGGCAATCGCTGTAGAATCTCTAACCAATCTAAACATAATAGCATTTGCACCAGGTCTAAATCCACTTGCTAAAGTTACATTTACAAGTATTTTATTTAATGCTGAAGATGGAGTTATTGCTACTGACAGACCTGTAATATCGGTAAATGTTTCATCTACTGCAGATGTAAAGGTATCTGTTTTTACAGTTTGTAATACTTGTAAAACTTTACCTGTTGCTACTAATCCTTGTAATGCCATCTTACACCTTCAAGATGAAGGGGTCTGAACTTGGGAAAGTTATAGTAACTGTTCCACCATCTGGAGTTAGTGGAAACCCTGTGCCTTCACTCTGGATAAATAATAGTGGACTTGTAGATGAATCTGCTGTTGACACGAACAATACAACACCATTTACTACTGAGTTAACTGCTACTGTTGCTATATTTAAATTATCTGCATCCAATCTTCCAGATGCTACAGCTACATTAGATAATGAACTTGTTCCAATCTGTGCTGCTGTTGGTATATCGCTTAAAAATTCGTGTGCAGCAGAAAATGTATAAAGTGTTGTGTTAACAAGAGTTACTCCAATTGTTTGTGTTGCGAGATCAACACTTCCGTTTGCTAAAAATTGTCTTGCTGTATCGTAAACATGAGCCATTGTTATATCTTACCTCTTTATGATTTATTGTTCAAACTATTATATCGTAAGTTACACCTACAACCCCAGTTGTTACAGTTATTTCTGTAGTTGGACTTGTAACTCTCAAACTATAACTAGCTGGAAAAGTTACCATTGGTGCAATTGCTTGATGTTCTGTAATTGGGTCAGATGCACTATGTTGATGAACAAAGATTTTATAAATTGTATGTTCTAAACTTCCTGATGAATCAAATAATTCAACTGTGCATTCTCCACTTGTCTGTGCTGTAGTGTGCACATCCATAAATAATGTTGTGCAATAAAAACTTACATTACCCCATTGTGCCATCATAGCCGTTGAATTAGTTGCTTGAGCATTTGCTATCTTATATGTTCCTCTGTCGAAATAAAAACTTCCTGTTCCCATAATAATCTCCTATTAGATGATACTCTATATAGTTTCTATTACAATTTCGCCAGAATAAAACTGTCTGAAATAAGGTTGTATAAACTTATTGTAAGGCTCTGAAGTGCCTACTATTCGTACATCAAAATAGCTGTTAGCATAAGTGTCATCTTCTATAAATCTAAGATTTGTTCCTGTGCTAAACCAGGAATTAACTATTGATACATCAGAAGATGTAACAAAGGTAGTTGGGATTTTGTATCTACGAAATGTAGAAGCTGGTGTTATGTAAGTAAAAAGCTTTCCACCTTTTGTTCTTATGTCTTTTTTATCAAATGTTTTATCAAATGTGTAGCCATAACCTGCGATATTGGTTAAATCTATGTAGCTTGAATTTGGAACTCCTAGTAGCATTGCCATTATCTGTTACCTCTAAAGTTAAGAGTTGTTGTGTTTCCAGCTTGTCCTAAAGTGTTCAATGCTGGTAAAATTTTCTCTTGTGCTAAGTCTACCCAGAATGTCATTGGCTTGTCTACAAGTGCTTGGTCAACATTCGCTCCAGGCATAATTTCTAGTTTTTGAATTACCACAGTTCCACCCATACCACCATTTGGTACAATTGTTCCTGGTGTGTCTGGTACAAATAATTCTGGTCCTTCTTCACCTACTAATGATGCTACACCTAATGGAGGTCTACCACCACCTGCAAAGCCAAGTAGTTTTTTACCTTTTTTAAAGATGCCACCTATTCCACCACCACCAAGTATTCCACCTAAGCCACCTAAGATGCCACTTAGGTTAGAAAAGCCACCACTAAAGATACTTCCAAGTCCACTTAAATCACCACTTAAAACACTTTGAACTGAGCCTAGCTTTCCTATAATTTTTCCTGGACCATTTTTAAGTTCTGGTACTAGACCACCTAATAAGTCTTTGCCTAAGCCATCTAACTTACTACCAAACATATCTGCAAGTGGTTGTGAAAATGCTGGTGGTACACCAAATGATGCCATACCTGCTGTTATAGCTGTGCCAGAAATACTACCTCCACCTCCACCAAAATTAAATGGTATTGCATTAGAAATATTATCTGAAGCAAAGGCTTTACCAAAGTTTGATAAGCTGCTAAGCTTACTTCCACTAGGAAAGCTTCCACTAGGAAAGCCTTTGAACCCTGGTGTAAAACTTGGGTCTCCAGTTATAATACCTCCAAGTCCTGGTTTGAAGTTTTTTATTTTTTCTTTAGATTTTTTTTCAAACGGAGTGCCCTTGGTTGGGTCTGTACCTTCTTCTTTCTGCAATTTTCTTAAATCTTCCAGTGCTTTAACTTGGGCATGTAAAGACTTGGCTTGTTTAGCATTTTGTATTGCAATTTTCATTTCAACACTTACTGTGTCACCTCTAAGGTCTAGTATTGCTTTTGCAGTTTTAGCAATAAAACTAAACAATGCTGTAATTGCTACTTGAACAATTGTTTGGACAAGAGCTTCTACTATTGCTATTTTTACTAAATTTGTAATTTTTAAAAAACTATCTTTAAAATCTTCACCTGCAACAATTGCTCTAGCTAAAGCAGCAGATACATCATCAATACCTTTTAATACATTTTGTGCTATGGATGTTCCAATGGCTACAGCACCTTGTTGAAGATTTTTAGACCACTTACCATATTCCGTACCAGCAGCTTCTAGTAAATCGCCAAGCAAAGTTAACATTGCATTAAATTTTGATGTTTCTTCATTTGCTTGTTTTTGTGCTAAGAAATATTCGTAAATTTGTGCTACATATTTTCTTAAAGCAATTGTAGCTAACACAATTGTTGAAATTAAAATAAATAATGGATTAGCTCTTATTGCTACATTAAATGCAACAACAGCTCTTGCAGAAAAACCAAATGCAACCCCTATATTTCTAATTATTTTTGCCAACTTCAATGCTATAAGTGTTCTAAAGTGAAATATTGTGACAGCTAATATTTCATTAAAGAAATGAGTAACTACACCTAAAACTTTAAGAGCTGCACCAACGGCATTTAAAAAAGTAATTAAAACTGCATGTAATGCTTTAAATGTATTGCCTATTGCTTCAAGCACTAAAGCATCTTTTACAATAGAACTAAATGCCGTGTGTGCAGAGGTAGTCAAAATGTTGAAACCTTGTGTAAGAGTTACATTTGTTCTTTTGAATTGTTTTTCAATATCTTGTGCATTGTCATACAAAGCTTGTAGCATAACTCTAGGAGTAATTTGTCCTTGTCTAGCTAAGTCTCTAAGCTCTGCTGTAGTTCTTCCTGTTGCAGCAGCAAGGTAATCTAAAATTTGTGGCAAAATTTCAGATATAGCTCTAAATTCATCACCTTGGAATCTACCTGATTGTAGTGCTTGAGAGTATTGTAGTAATGCAGAACGAGCTTCATGGCTTGTTACACCTTGAACTGTTAACAGTTTGTTAAATAAATCAGTTGCCTTTAAAGCAGCATCTTGAGATATTCCTAAAGATTTAGATGCTTGTGAGATTCTGAAAAAAGCTGTAGCTGTAGCTTCAAGTGGTTGTCTTGAACCCATAGCTGTTTTACCAACCTTAGCAAATAAATCTGAAAATTGTTGTCCTGGTTTTAAAGCAAGTTTTATCCTGTTATCAATCCTTTGTGTAGCATCTGCAAATTGTATTAATCGTCCAGTAGCAAGGGCAGCAACATATCCTAAGGCAGCAGTTCTTAATTGTCTAAAAGAAGCACCTAATTTAGAATTTTGTGCTACAAGCCTTTGTGTATTTGCAGCAGTTCTTCTTTGAGCAGTCGTGGTTTTATTGATCGTTTGATTTATAACACCTAGTTGTTTACTAACCTGGTCTATTAATTTAAGTGTTACTTCTATCTGTGTAGCCATTTACTTCCTTGCTCGTTGCCTTTCTCTTTTGGAAATTATACCATGCAACTGATTAATTTCATCAGGTGTTAGTTGCATTACATCTTCTTTAGACCAACGATAGTGAATTGCAAAGAAATCTATAAGTTTTACGAGTTCGGATTGTCCTCTGTCGGACTTACCCCTAAAAAATGTGTTACCACCTCATTTAGAGATTCGACTTCTTGCATATTGCAATTATCTAAAATCCAGTCAGTTGTCATGCCTTCATCTTGTGGACAATGTTTGATTATGACATCAATAATAGAAATTATGCCTTCAACAGGTTTGTCTGTACCTATATTTTGTAAAGAGCCTACAGTTTTTTCTAGTTCTCCGATTTGTCTTAAAGTTGCAGGTTCGACATTAATTTCTTTGTCTTTGATTTTGAACTTCATGAGTTTCCTCCTGCTAGTCTTAGTAACTAGCTGTTGTGTTTGTTAGTGTGTATCTAATAGCATAGCTAGAAGAAGTATCGTATTCACCATTACCTTCGTAAGAAGCTGTGATTCTACCTGGTCCACCGATTGGAGCAGAGAATGTAGAATAGTTACATTGTGGAATATCTAATGTGATTTCATTAGATTCAGCTCCACCATCACTAATGTTATCTCCAGTAATTGTAAATAAGAATCTTTGTCTAGTTTGTGCTCTAAATATATTGTATTCATCTTGTGAAGAGAAGTCTTGGTCTCCAGCTACAGTAACAGTTCTAAATCCTGTTCTTTTAACCTTGCCATGTGTTTTCTCTCCGTTTAGAGTTGGAATACCTTCAATTGGATTATCAATTGTAATTGTTGCAGATTCAAACTCTCCGTTAGCTGTACCAGCTACAGATAGAGATGTTTCGTTCCAAGT